TGAGCCATCTGTACTAATCCTTCAGGAGTGTTTGTGTCAAACTGTTTAGCAGCTTGGTTACGCAAAGATACTAACTGCATTGTTGGACTTTGTGCGCCTGCTAGACCACGAAGTTCTTGTCCTCCAGCGGTTGCAAACATTCCTGATAAACCAGCAAGACCAGCAAAAGGATTCTGTGTACCAGCAGCGCCACTAAAGCGCTTATAGGCAAGTTCTTGTTGTGCTAACTTCTCTGCTTCTGCAGTTGCTAAAGCATTTGGGAACAATCCACCAACAATACTTAATTCTTCTTTATCAAACATATCTGCCATGATTATTCCTTATGCTAACCAATTATTAAGTACATAGTTACCAGCTTGCTGTAAATAAGGACTTACACCAGTAAGCAGTCCTTGAGCTTGTCCTAGCTGACCAGACGCACCAGCAACATTACCATATAGTTGAGTCTGAGCAGCGCCTTGTCCGCCTGTTAATCCGTATAGTCCTGCTCTTGACCCTGCTGTAGCGGCTTGAGCGCCTAGACCAGCTCCAAGTGTTAATGGTTGTTGTGCCATTGTCTCTAATGCACCAGCTTGAGTAAACAGATTAGTTCCACTAGCAATTCTCTTATTTAATAAGTCTTGAGCATAAGTAGGAGCGTTAGCTGCTAAAGTAGCATCTTCTCTTGCAAGTGCATTGTAATAAGCAGCCATTTCAGGGTTTGTCGCCATCAAGCCAGCAGCATTGGGAGCATAACCAGCAACAGTGCCACCAGTAGCAAGACCAGTAGTACCACGCTGATATTGACGATTACGCAACTGTGCTAGTTGTTGCTCACGGCTTGGGGCTAATAAACCACGCTGTTGCTCAAGATATTGTTGTTGCAACGCTGCAGTATCTGCTGTCGTTGGAAGTGCTTCAGCACCGAGAGTAAAGAGACGCTGACGCTGTGCAGCCACTTCAGGAGTGGCAGTGTAGCCTGCCGATACTAGCTGTCCTGTTGTTGGGTCGAATTGGAACTGTGATTGACCAAAAGCAGTAGTTACGCCAACAGGTTTAAATGTAGCAAACTGTTCTGCTCTGCGTGTAGCTTCTAGCTGTTGTTGAGCTGATTGCTGTGAAGCAGACTGAATTGCTCTACGGGCAGCGTCAGACAAGAAATAGTTAGCACCAGCACCGAGTAAACCTCCTTGTGTTCCTGCACCGCCAGCAGTTCCGCCTGTACCGCCTCTAGTGCCTAATAACGCTCTAAGAGCTTGAGTACCGAACTGTTTAGCATAGTTAGTTAATGCGGTAGAATCTAAACCAAGAGACTGTGCAGCTTGGATGTCCGAGCCGGAAGACAAAATAATGTTACCTTGAGCGTCTTGAAAGATGTCCCCAAGTTCACCGGGGATGATGTTAGGATTACCACCCATGTTAAAGTCTTCACCAGCTCCAGTAAAGCCACCGCCATAACCTTGTAGGTCTCCTAGGTACGGTCCATAAGATGTAAGTTCTTGATAAGTTGGTCCAAATAGTTCATCCATACCTGTATTCCCTGTAGTTATTCCTGCTGCTTGTAACTCCGCTTGTGTTAATGGTCTATTCGGTATAATATCACCGCTATTAATGGCATTTTGCCATGCTTGATAAGTAGGGTCAACTCCAACATCGGATGTTGTTCCTGAAGTATTACTTGCTACTACATTGCTTGGCACTGTTGATGGGGTAAACAGATTACCTGCTGTATCAACTGCTAAATTAACACCTTGACCAATCACTGCATTGGTTGTTCCTGTTAATAATCCTGTTACTGGGTCTCTTCCTGTAGCAGCAGCGTTAACTGTACCAGAAACAGCCCCACCAGCAATCTGCCCTGCGGCGGTAGACACAACATTACCGGTACCAATACCGACATTTTGTGCCGCCAACATTGCGGTTTGTTGTGAACCGATTTCAGTGCCAAACTCAGCAAGAGTTCCGACATAATCAGCAACGCTTACACCAGCGGCAGTCGCTGCTGCCGAGATTGCTGTCATTTTAGCTACATCTTCAATTGGCACACCAGCGGCAATTGCTTTAGTGGCTGTATAGGCTGGGATAGCATACAATGATGTTCCGCCAGTAGCCGGAGCAGCAGCAATAGCTGCAATCTTAACTACAGTGCCTGCTGGGTCTTGCAATGCTGGCTGTAAAACATTCTTATCAATAACTTCACCAGCATCGCCAATGAATCCGCCAACATCTTCTACAGCGCCTAATAGACCACCACCACCTCCATCAGTACCTAGCGCTGATGAAATAGGGTCTGTTATCGCTGATACAAATCCGCCTCCGCCACCCATTATTTAATCTCCAGTGACCATGCAAATGACTTACCATTCTTCTTTACTTCTACAGGTAAGTTCATCTTTTGCATCATTGTTATTAATTTATAATTATCAGTCTCAGACACTAACTTCTTGACACCAGCTTTCTTGGCTGCATCAATACCAACCTTCATTGCACCAAGAAGCATATTAGGAGTGTCTACTGTATACATATGCACTTCTAATACACCCGGTTCTTTACGAATACCGACAAACACAGTATTGTTGTGTCTAACAACTACTGCTTTATTCTGTTGAATCAGCAAGGCTAAACCTTTTAAGAACTTGTCTTCTTCTTTGGTAAAGCCACCACGCTCTAGGTCTTTACGGATAATCTCCGTAGCAGACATTTGTTTGTCGATAATCTGTGCCATGATTAGAATGTCCCGCCATCAACTGAAGCAGCTTCTAACGCACCAGTCACAGTAAGTGTTCCAGCAACAGTTTCGTTACCTGTAACAGCTAATGTCACAGCAGTAAGTGTGCCTGTAAATGTAGGAGATGCTAAATCAGCTTTACTGTTTACTGCAGTTTGAATCGCAGCAAACTCGGTGTTAATCTCTGTTCCACGAACAATCTTATTTGCATTGCCAGATGGCAAAGAGTCTTTAGCAGCAAAGTCTGTGGCTTTTGTGTAGTTGCTCATAATGTTTTCCCTGATTTAACAAAACAGTCTATTTTCTGAATTGAGACAGCGTTGTCATCAATATCTGTTTCAAATCCTAACTGTAAAACTTTACCTGTTCCGCCGGCATTTAAATTTAAATTAAAGATAATAATACTACCAGAATAGTTATCTATATTATACTGTCCAATGCCATATTCTGCAATACTGGTTGGGTCTACAGTAATTGTAGAGGACTGGTAGGATTTCTTAAAATCAAAATCCCACTTCATGGTTATGTCTTGATTCTGTGCGCCCAAGACTAACATCTCAACTTTCTTTAGTATTTTGGATAAAGTTGGTTGTTGGAAGTCGAAATAGCTGGAATAATATACCATGCGGTAAGAGCTGCCGTTATCGCTGTGTCCACCATACAACCCAATATATCCCGCTTTCCCGATAAGAAATTCTCTGTTTGCAGTTGTGCAGAACGCTGTAGGTGTGATAGTAGTCCAAGTTGTAGTTCTAGCAGACGCATCAGGTAATGCTCCTCTCATATCAAAACAGTAAGCGATGTCATCTTCCGAAAAAGACAATACATAAGCAGCTTCTATGCTTGAGTATCCAGACTTAATGGTTTTTAAATCTGAAGTATTTGTTAAACTATTTAATAAAGTATCTCGAACATTCTTAGAAATATCACGCATTGGCATGGATTTCTCTTGAATGGTTCGTGTAAAACTTCTAACGCCAGTAGCTGATAAGAAGACAACATCAGTGCCTGTATTCTGTACCGAATCTCTAGCTACACAGCCAATACCATTTACCACATCAGCTAAGACCATACTAGCGGGGTCTTGCGCTGAACTGTACACTACTACACGGTTCTGACAGAATATAATCAAGAAACCATTGTGAGACGCTAATGCTACAATGGGGTCTCCATCGCCAACTACTTCAGCAATATTTAACGAACCAGCAGTTCCTGTTTGGAAGTTTAGTGGGTTAGTTAAATCACTAAAGTAAACAGTTTGTCTATCTCCAGCAATGTCTGCAACCCAGATTCTGCCGTATGCTGCTAATGCACAATTAGGTGTAAAAGTACTGCTTGTGTGTGCAATTGGGTTCACAGGCAATGTTGCTACATCGGCAAGTATCTTAAATACATAAGAACTCGTTACTGAGGAATAACTAAAATACAGTGCTTTGTGGTCTGCTTGAGTAATGATAGCTCTTGCTCTAGCATTTGTCACATCTGGTAAAGATGCTACTTGCCAATGACTGTCGTTAATGGTATAGGTGGCATTGGCAGTATCGCCACTATTGCGCACTAACTTCTGTGTTAATGCACTACCAGTAGACAGAAATAATTTATTGTTACCAGCCGCAAACAATTGATTGTTGTTAGTCGTCGGCGATAGCATCTGTGCAATGGTTTTAACCGCTGCAGTGCTTAAATCAGTATTTGCGGGTAAATAGGTTGTCCAGCCTTTTCTAGCACCAATACGACCAAATTTATCAATAATGCAGTTGTTTGCTTCTAATGCAAAACCAGCCTCTAATGAGGTGGGAGCATCCTGAAGATTTAGTCCTGCAAAGCCCGGTGCTGATATAGAAGATGTAACAATTTGCTTGCTCAACTTGGAACCCAGTTAGTATCTTCAATATAACGATTGGACTCAAGGGCAATATAATCAGCCATTAAGTTACGAGCTAAAGCATAGGCTTCTGAAGACTGTAAACCGCCGTCTTCGCCACGCTCAACAACTGCTCTAGCATAAGCATTTAGAATTACCACATCAGCAGGAACTTTGATAATGGTATTGTCAGAAGTTAGAGTCGGTTGTGGTAATATTACATTAAATCGAATTGTGTAGGCAGTATCTGGAATCGGAAACAAATCAACTAAGGTGTCACCGTTAGAATCTTGTCCGTTAAAGTTATAGTACTGCGGAGAACCTTTTTGTGGACTTGTAGGCAGAAACTGCTGTGTCATGTACGAAGTTGGTGCAAGACGCAAGAAAGTATCTGATGTGTCATTAATGACATTTAAGACCTTAAACCGCACACCAGAGCCTGTTAGCACATAACTAAATATATCTGCTGTCGTAACTGCAGTCAATGTCTCAGAAAGAGCATTCCAGCCATAAGCAGCTTCGACAGACGATTTAGCATCATTGACTAATTCGCCTATCATTTTACTGTAGGCTGTTTCATTAACAGTCGATACTTCGTTCTCTCGTAAGCGACGGAGAACGCTATTGACTGCTTGTAAATATGTTGTAGTTGCCATTCTTTAACAATCCCATTTCTTGAGTGCTAATGCTTTTCTTGTTGGTCTACCTTTTTCGTCCTTCATTGGACCTTTAACACCGCCCATCCTTGCACAGAAAGACTTACGCCTTTTGGCTGCTTTAGGGGACTTTGCAGCCGCTTTAGCCGAAACTGGAGGTTTGAGATTAGCTCCTTCAGTTCGCTTGAAATAAGCCCTTCCTTTGGCGTTTAAACCACCTTCAGGATTCTGATATTCCTTCTTAGGCATTATTTCTTCTTTTTAGCTGTTTTAGCTGACTCTATAAAGGCTTTAGCGGTAGGAGCGCCTTTGCTGCCTACTTTTCTCATTTTCTCGCCTGAGCCAGCAGCAATACGCTTACGCTTTTGGGCGATGTTGTAATACAAGCCCTTCTTAGTAGCCACGCATAGCTCCCATTTTCTTCATAGGTTTAGCCTTTGGGGCGGTGCTTACTTTAGCACCAGTCTTCTTAGCGTATGTCTTTGCTTCTTTCTTACCTTTAGCAGTGTAAGGAAACTTCTTTTCTCCGACTATTGGCATATTATTTCCTTTTCTTTGGTTTAGCTACTTTAGCGGTTGATAATGCGATTGCTACAGCCTGACGCTGTGGTCTTCCTTCTTTAACCAGTTTAGAGATATTCTTACTGATTGTCTTCTGTGATTTACCTTTAGCGAGTGGCATTATATCTCCTTAAAATCCATGTTGTGTTGTTGTTTTATATTCCTGCTCAAAAGTAGCAATACAGCTTACTGAAGAACCAGTTTCAGACTTTACTCTTAGTTCATCGCCTTCTTCAAAGAATACATATGATGAACCGTCTAACTGCAGATATGTCTTAGATGATAAATTGTATTCTAATAAAATAACAATCTCAGTATTTTGACTTTTATCATACCACCAAGCACTAAAATGTTTTGTAGAACCTCCTGTGTTGTGGGCATACAAAGTATAAAACCGAGCAGTGTGTTGCTTCGGTACCGTATATAGCGTTGTTAAGGTATTAGCGGTAAGATTTTTACCAACAGATATTTCTCTCATTTAAGCACTAGAGTCAATAATGTTATAATGATAAAACCAGCAGTGCCTATAAGAATCTGTTCTAGTCTTTTCAATCGAGCATGAATCTGCTCGTATCTAACTTTACAGACTTCTTCGTGGCTGAGGAGTTTTAATTCTGCTTCTGTCACGGCAATGTCCTTACATACTCCGCAGAATCCGTCATCACATTCCCATCGGCATCTTGCAGTTCTGCACCAGC